GAGCTGCTAATTTTTGTACACCAACTAATGCATCTGGGTTTGGTGTAGATCCATCTCTCGCCTCATTAAGTCCTGTTACAGTTCTAATCATATCTAAATAATGATTGTAGTTAGCAATTAACATCTGTAATTTACCCGCTCCTGAGTTTGCATTCAACTGCTGTATAGGGGTACGTGCATTGTTAAACTCGCCATCTTGAGTATATGATCTACCAATAACACTACCCGTTTGGAAATATAATCTTAAAGCATCTTCAGGATTATATGCCGCACCTGTCCCCAGGTCTACTTCATTTAAGCCATCTGCATCAATGAATACACCATCAGGTACGACCCTTGAAACCACTTGTTGAATCTTTAAATGTGTAACCTGTATTAAATCAGCAAAAGGAATCATACGTCTTACTAAAGACTCATATGTTCCTTTATAACTTCTTGGCGCACAAGCTACATAATTAGGTAAAGCATGTTGGCTGGCTGATTTAGGTCTTACCATATTTTTAGCAAGCTCCCATTTAAGAACTATATTAGTTCCCATAACCATTATACCATCATACCAAACTTCTATGTTTTTTTCTATTCTTTCAAAATTTCCTTCGTCCATCATTTCTTGTGGCGGATTGAAATCAGAATCTTTTTCTACTACTTTGTAGCTACCATCAGCCATTTGTTTTCTTTTATAAACCATTTTGTGTGTGGTTTTATAATTGAAATACATTAACGTACAAACATCTCTTTGAAAAATAGAGTTTTCATAATATTGTGCATTGTTAAAATAATTATACCACGCTTGACTATACTTAGCAATTTGCTCCATATCTTCATTAGATATATCTGGATCTATTTTTACAAGCTCAGACATAGGGATAGTTTTAACTTCTCCCCAATAAAAACAATCTTTAAAGTATGGATCTTCAGTATAACTATATACTACGTTTGCTGGATCTACATAATCTAATTGTATTCCTTGACCCGGTAAAAACTGATGTTTGGCCATACCTACACCAAGAGTCATTAAATCGTAGTCAAATCTTTTTCTTATCTCGTTGTATTGATTTTGATGTAACACAGTGCTAATTGCTTCTTCTGCAGCAATTTCCACAGCTGGTTTGTAATTCATCTGCATAAACAATTCTAACTCCTGATCATTTTCAGGTAATTGTTTAGGATCCATTTGAAATACATCTAACTCAAAATCATTTGTAATTTGTTCTAATAAAGGACGAGCAATCATTTGTCCTTCTATTTTGTCTTGAAACTGATTTCTTTTTTCTGCTGACATAGCGTCTTCAGCAAATGCTTCTACTTTAAATAAACGATCATTTAAACCGTTTACAACTATGTCAACCATTTTAGGAATAATTGGAACAGGAGTCCAATCTAAATTAAGATATGATAAATCACCATCAACAGCGATTTCATTTTTATATTTTGCTACAGATTGCTCACCACGTGCGTATAACCTCAGTCTATTGAACTGTGACCATTGATTAAAAAATCTACACGAGCCACCTTCTTTTCTAAACCATTCATATTGAATAGCTTGTCCTACTTGTAAACCGTACTCTATTGTATCTTTTTGAGAATCAGATGCAAATTGATCAGGAAAGGCCGCAGCTTTTAAATTAATTGTAACCTCTTTCATCTATTAATTATTCGACTAACTAAATCGCTATTATTATATCTTGCAAAGTTAATGCTTATTTTCGATTTTTCTTTAGACGGTGTATATAAGTGTT